CCGAGATGGAACCGTACAGGACAATGGTATTATCTGCCCTGGCAGCGAATATGTGACGCATTGGATGCCCTTACCATTACCACCAGCGAGGGCATAGCATGGAAAAAGGAGGAGAAAATGCAAAATACCTATATCGACCCCAACAATACTATACGTGGCCTGTTCCCTATGGAATGGATCAGCGTGAAGGATAGATTGCCAGAGAAGTTTACAGCCGTAATCGTGTACCGCACAAGGAAAGGTGAAAGCCCCATCGTTGAGCAAGGCACCCTGGAATTAAATGGGTGGTGGAAGGTTTTCGGGACGCGCACAAAGAGCGTCACACATTGGATGCCGATGCCAGAGCCGCCGAGGGAGGCCGACAATGGATGACTATAACGAGAAGTGCCATTATTTCAACAATCACTTTGTGCACGGCAATGATGGGAGGTAACAACGATGCGGCTGGTTGATGCGGATGCGCTGGATTTTTATTTCTGCGAAAGCGTTGAAGAATGCACGGAGGTTCTGGCAAATGCACCGACGATTGATCCCGAGCGTAACAGATTTTTCTATAACACATCTGACGTTAGGGTTATGGGGCGCAGCTTGAATTATGTTATTGAGCTGCTGTACGCCGAAGAACAAGGCCGCTTGATCGTGTTGCCATGCAAGGTGGGGGATACGGTGTATGAAATAAACACCGAGAACCCGTTCGAAGAAGACTTGCGAGTGATGAAATCTAAAATTGAGAGATTTTTGATCGCAACGAACGTTGATTTGCACGCTTTTGACGGTTTCGGCAAAACCGTGTTCCTATCCCGCGAAGAAGCAGAGAGGGCGTTGAAAGGAGAAAATAATGGGTTATGACATTTCTTTTCGCGTGAAATTGGACGTATCGTGGGGTGATTAACAGGGTGACGTTGCAAGAATTAGAACGTATACGGACGATCCGCGCTGACATGGAGCGCAACGATGAGGCAATAGAGCGTTTGCGGTCGCAGATGGAGCGTGTGACACAACTATTTACGGGCATGCCGCACGGGGACGGTGATAATGATTTGCTGGCGGCACAGGTTGACCGGCTGCATCGTTTGCAGATACAGAGGGAGATCATGCACATCGATTTGGAGATGGCGTTGATCAGCGCGGAGACATGGATTGCCAGCCTGCCGGAGCAACAGCGCAAAGTGATGTATGCATACTATATCGGTGCAGCGTCCGACTGGAAACATGTAGCGCGACAGGTCATGTATAGTTACAAACACACGATGCGGATAAGGGACGCAGCACTCGCAAAGCTGGATCAAAAAAAGAGCCTGTAAAAGGCTCTTTTTTGCTGACGGCGGGCTTGCGCTAAAGGTTGCGCAATAGCATGTCGGCTATGCCAATGCGGCGGATCGCTGTATCGCAAAGCGCAAATGTGCGGGCGTCGCTTGTATCGCGCAAATAATAGTATAACTCATCTGATATACGATCGTCGTCGCAGATGTCGGCAAATGTAGCATCATCTATTGCGCCAAACTCATCGACTAATGATTGACGTATTGATGCATAAATTGCTGGGCATACAATCTGATCGTCGAGATAATCGTTGAGGTCGTCTGCATACGTGGTGTAATGCCATCCTGATCCGCTGTAATATGTGGGGATTTTGTCGCCCGTGTATTCCGACGACAAAAAATCTGATATGGTTTGATCTTTGGAAACTTCGCCGCGCTCAACCAGCACGCCCGAATCGTCGTACTGGTTTGCGTCTTGCGTGAGTACGTAATGCGGCTTTGATTTGGACGCGTACCATTTGATGGTGTCTATAATGTCGGTGCGGAGAGAGGGCACCGCGTCCTCAAGCAGGCGATTGATGCGCTGGATGATACTGGAGCGGTCGTCTAAAATGTGCTGTATATATGTGTTTATCATTGCGCGCCTCTCAATCAATGGTGATTTCCGGCAGCAGGCCAAGCATTCCGGCGATTAAAAACCGTGTCATTATGGGCGGGGTGCGGTCACCGGACTCCCAATCCTCTATGGTGCGCTGGCTTGACAGGATACGTCTTGCAAATTTTGCCTGAGATAATCCGGTGATCTTGCGCATGTCGACCAGGGGCATGTGCCATACGTCCCACAGCTTGCGTAGGTCGTTAAAAAGCGCGGGCAACTGGTCGTCGGGGGTGCCTGCAAAAATGTCGGACAATGCAACGTCAGACGCGTACGCGTCGGGGTCGGTGTAGCTGGGGATTTCTGATACTGCGTTGTAATACTGCTCGTATGTCATTTTGATTTGCTCCTTTGTGTTGATTTTTGGGCTGCCCGTGCTGTATAATACGGACAGCCCTATATTGCGTTGTTGTGATGGGGGTTCGCCCTGTACGGTCTGCATACCGTGCAGGGCGTTAATTGTCTGAAAAAACGATGTCGACCTTGTCGATGACCTCATCGTTATTATGGCTGTGGTCAATTACGCTTACGGGGTGATCCCAGTCGCATGCGTCGCTCTCGTCTTCCCACGTCGGCTCCCAGTCGTCTACAACGCTCCAATATACGGTATACTCATTGCCCTGAGCGTCGTATGCCTCTACACTATAGTGAGGACTGTCGTAGGCACCATCAAGGCTAGCGTTATCTCTGATAGTAATAGTGGTTTTAGTCATTTTTTTCTCCCCCTTGCTTTTGTTGATATTAGTATATCACGCATTGCATGGATTGTCAACACTTTTTTTGATATTTTTTTTATTTTTTTGTCCAACAACGTCCACTCAAAACGTGTTACATTTGTAGTGTAAAAAATCACGACAACGCCTGCAAGTGGGCGTTTTTTTGCGCAGAAAGGAGTATGTGGATGGATACAAAACCGAGGCGTTTTAAAAGCGGAAAAGAAATTATAAACCTATGGATGCGATATTGCGACGAAATCAGCGCGGAAGGATACGTGAGGACGCCAACGCAAACGGATTTTAGCGCGTGGCTGGCGAAAAACTACCAGGCCACCGATCGCAGGACGATTTACAATACGCTCAATAAGATTTTTCCCGAGGTAAAACACGATTTTGACAAAATACGGGCTGACACAATCGCATCTGGCGCAATGATTGGAAAGTATCATGCGACAATGACTATCTTTGCGCTAAAAAACTGGTGCGGTTGGGAGGACAAAAAGAGTGTGGACATGGACATGGACGCAAAAGTCCAATTTGCGTTTGACGACCTGCCCAGCGGTGCAACAGAGGACGACATGATGGGGTAAGGGTGAGCCTTGGGTATAAGCCAAATCCAAGACAAATGGAGTTTTTCCGCGCGCGAGCAAGGCACATTGCATATGGCGGCGCACGAGGCGGCGGCAAGTCGTGGGCGATGCGGACAAAGTTTGTGATGTTGGCGTGCCATTACGATGGCATTAAAATTTTACTCTTGAGGCGCACACTGCCGGAGTTGAGGGAAAACCACGTAGTCCCGCTGTTGCAATTGCTCAACGGGATTGCGCGGTATAATGCAACTGAGCGTGTTTTTACGTTTAAAAACGGCAGCAGGATAAAACTGGGCTACTGCGCGGCTGAAAACGACGTGTACCAGTATCAGGGGCAGGAGTACGACGTGATAGGCCTTGAGGAAGCTACGCACTTCACCGAGAGCCAGATGCAGTTCCTCACGACCTGCAACCGCACCACGCGCACGGATTTCACACCCCGCATGTATTACACCTGCAACCCCGGCGGCGTGGGACATGCGTGGGTGAAAAGGCTGTTTGTTGACAGAAATTACCAAGGGGACGAACAAGCTGATGATTATGTATTTGTACGGGCTAAAATTTTTGACAACTACGTATTGATGCAAAATGACCCAGGCTATTTAAAAACGCTCAAAAATCTACCCGGAGACTTACGACGGGCGCACCTTGACGGCGACTGGGATGTATATGCAGGGCAATATTACGCAGAATTTAGGCGGGATGTGCACACATGCCAGCCATTTGAAATACCCGCACATTGGAGACGGTACAGGGCTATCGACTACGGGCTGGATATGCTTGCATGCGTTTGGGCGGCGTTTGACGAGCTGGGTAACGCATATGTATACCGTGAGTATTGCGCGCCGGATCGTGTTGTCAGTTTGGCGGCGCGCGATATTATCGACAGGACGTCGCGCGGCGAAGATGTTATATGCACATATGCACCCGCTGATTTATGGGGCAGGACAAAGGACACAGGACGCACACAGGCGGAGATATTTGCACAGAGCGGGTTGCCGCTTGTACGCGTAAAAAACACACGAGCGGACGGATGGATAAATTTAAAAGAGTGGCTAAAGCCCGTGCCAGACGGGGCGGGCAACCATCGCCCAAGGCTGATGATATTTGATACATGCGAGCAATTAATCCGGTGCATCCCGTTGTTGCAGCACGACGATGTAAATCCAAATGACTGTGCGACAGAACCGCACGACATTACGCATGCGCCGGATGCGCTCCGATATTTGCTGGACGGACGGCCGAGGTGCGCGGATGCTCCAGAGGTTCCGGCGGATGAAGATTACATAGACTATGACGATCAGGTCAACGACTTTTTGAATTACGGGAGATAAAAATGGAATATATTATCGGTGCGATAGTCGGAGCAGTTATATTTGCAGCCGGCTTTTTTGTTGCTCGAAAAACGATCAAAAACCCTTCCGAGCATGTTGACGGATTGATAAACGAGGTGATGGATGAAGAAATGAAAAAATACATAGAACAATTCGATAGTTTCATGAACTACACGGGGAGAGCGCAGAAATGACAAAAGCACCAAACGAGATATGGAAAGAGTATCAACGCGGGGTTGAATACAAAACGAGCATAGATTTGTATGAAAATGTGCGTGTAAACGAAAATTTTTACAACGGGAAACAGTGGGAAGGCGTAAACGCACCAGACCTTCCAAAACCGACGTTAAATTTTTTAAAGCGAGTTGTTAGCTACTTTACTGCAATGGTCGTATCGGATGACGTAGCGGTTGCACTTTCTCCATACACGCCCGACCCGCGAATGGAAAATATTGGCAAGCTGTTAGCTGTTGAAACAGAAAGAATCATTGAACAATGTAAAGCGAAGAGCCTAAACCGCGAGGCGGTGAGGAATGCGGCTGTGGACGGAGACGCGTGCATGTATTTATGGTTTGATCCAGAGGCGGAGAGCGGGCAAGACGCGAAAGGCCGAATCAGGATGGAACTTATTGAAAACATTAATCTGATATTTGGCAATCCATACGTGCACGACGTGCAGAAACAACGATACATTATCATAGCGCAGCGAAAAATGCTGGACGAAGTGCGCGAAGAAGCCAAAGACAATGGCATATCAGAAGACGAGTATATGCGGATACGTCCAGACAGCGACGAACATCAGGGCGAAGATGGCAGCGACAACCAAATGGTCACTGTATTGATTCGTCTATGGCGCGAAGACGGGACAATTCACGCAACAAAAACAACGGAAAATTGTGTCGTAAAAAAGGCCTGGGACACAGAATACAAGTTATTTCCGATTGCGTATTTTTCTTGGGAAAAGGTGAGAAGTAGTTGCCACGGGCAGGCGGCGCTGACTGGATTGATACAGAATCAGATAAGCGTAAACAGATTGTTCGCGATGTCTATTCGGTCTGTTGAAATGACCGCATTCCCGAAGGTAATTTTCGACGCAACAAAGATTAAACGATGGTCAAACCGAGTCGGAGAAGCTATAGAAGTAAACGGAGATGTAGGCGCGTCAGTCATGACGAATGTACGTGGAGCGGATGTATCCCCGCAGGTTATGGATATTATAGACCGCGTAATAACTATGACGCGTGATTTTATGGGCGCATCCGATGCGGCGTTAGGCAACGTTAAGCCTGACAACACCAGCGCAATCATCGCGGTACAGCAAGCATCTGCAATTCCTTTAGAGCTGCAACGACGAGGATTTTATCAGTTTGTTGAAGATTATGTGCGCGTTATGGTGGACATAATGCGTGCAGATTACGGTATACGCAATATACGCGCATCTGTGGATGTGTTAGGCCGTGAGGGGATGGCGGCGTTACAGCAGCAGCTTCCCATGATGGGGCAGAACCCGAAGGATGTTATGGTTCAAATAAATTTCAATGATTTGAACACGGCAAATTTGGAATTGAAGGTAGATGTCGGCGCGGCGACGTATTGGAGCGAAACCATGCAGCTTCAAACGCTGGATAACCTGTTTAAATCCGGCATATTACAAGACGCGGTATTATATTTGGAATCGGTGCCGGATAAGTATGTGCCGAACAAAAACAAAATGCTGGATAAGCTGAAAGAACAACAGCAGATACAACAACAAATGCTTCAACAACAAATTATGCAGCAACAGGCGCAGGCGGAAATCCCACCTATGCAACCGATGGTAGACCAAAATCAAATACAGCAAATGGCGAGACGGGCCATTGAAACACAAACAGCAGCATCACAAGGTGCTGTTTTTTAATATCACGAAGCGCCAACCATAGCGCGGAAAGGATTTGGCCATGACAGAAGAAACCAATCTGGATATGGGACTTGAAGATGGAAGCGACCTTTTTACTGACGAGCAAACCAGCGAGCAAGAAGTGGACGCCCCAGAAGTACAGCAGGAAGAAGAACACGAGGACGAACCACAGGAAGATGTTAATGAAAAGCCGGAAGACACGAGCGGAGAGGATAAACCAACCTTGCGCATCAAGTATAACGGCGAAGAAAAAGACATCACCATGGACGAGGCGGTCATCTTAGCCCAAAAGGGCATGAATTACGATCACGCATTAGACAGCATGCGCCGCCAGCATGAAGAGGAAACCGGGATTATTGAGTATTTCGCCAAGCAGAACAACATGACGAAGGAGCAATACCTTAATTTCCTCAAACAGCAGCAGACAGTAAGTGTGCAGCAGCGGCATGCGGCGGAGTTGAAAAACCAGCATCCGGAATGGCCGCGTGATGTGATCGAACAGATGTCAAAAATGATGGCCGAAAACGAAAAACGCGATTTTGAACGTCGGGAAGCGGATCGGAAGGAAGAAGAACGACAGCGTCAAATGCAGCCTTGGCGGGATTTCTCAGCGAAGTATCCGCAATATAAGGACGTTAAAGAAATTCCAAAAGAAGTTATGGACATGGTTGGGCAAGGGATTTCTCCCATGCAGGCAATGCAGGCATATGAGATGAGAGAGAAGGACAAGCGCATTCATGAGCTTGAACAAAAGCTCGAGATCGAAAAGAACAACAAGAAAAACAAAGAAAAGGCCGTAGGAAGCGTAGCGTCGACAGGCGCAGGGGATACGATAGACCCATTTCTTGACGGCCTTTTGCGTTGAGAAAGGATGTTATAAATGGCAATTAATTTGCACAAGAAATACTCTGACAAGCTGGCGAAAATTTACACGCACAATTCCTTTGTGGAAGGGCATACGAATACCACATGGAGTTTTTCCGGCGTAAAAAGCGTGTTGATTCCGTCTATTGTGACTAAGGAGCTGGAACCGTACACGCGCAGCGGCACTAATAGATATGGAACGCCTACTGATGTACAGGACACTATGCAGGAGCTCACCATGAAAATGGATGAGGGTTTTTCGCTGGTAATTGACAAGGGTGACAACACCGAACAACAGATGATGAAGAACGCCGGTAGCGTTATGAAACAGCAGATTGCCGAGCGCGTTGTGCCGCGCATTGATAAATACGCGCTTGGAGAATGGGCGAAGAATGCGGGTAAAATTGCAACTGTATCTGCCGCACCGACAAAAAACACCATTATTGACATGTTGCTTGACGCGGAAGTGCACTTTGCAGATCACTTTATACCAGATGGTGATCGATGGGTGTATATGAGCAACGCAACATATAAGTATGTCAGGACGGCGGCAGAATTTGCCGGAAGTGACGGGATCATAAATAACATGATCATAAAGGGATACAAAGGCGATATAGGGTCGCTTAAAATCGTATGTGTTCCAGCAAGCTATATGCCCCAAAATGCATATTTTATCGCAGCACAGAAAAATAGCGTAATCCTCGCGCAGAAGATCAGGGATGCACAGATACATCAAGACCCGCCTGGTATTTCCGGTCACTTGCTTGAAGGTCGATATACTTATGATGCATTTGTAGTTGGCACGCTTAGTGATGGCGTATATGCTGTCGTGGCAAACAGCGCCAAAGCGGCAACGCCTACTGCAACTAAGGGCGAGAGCACTACGACACTTGCAAGCACGACCGGCAGCGCGACCATTCTGTACACACTTGACGGTACTGATCCGAGGTACAGCAATACTGCGATTACCTATACGGCTGCGTTTACTAATCCCACAGCGGGTACGGTTATTAAAGCCGTTGCGAGCGCAAACGGAGTATTTAACAGCGATTTGCTGGTTCATACTGCGGCATAAGAAACAAGAAAGGGAAGGTGGAAACACCTTCCCTTATTTTAAGATCGGGGGATGAACCATGACAGGACAGCAAATATATGAAATAGCAAGTTCGTTTTTATACGAGCGTGACAACGAAGACCTTGACAGCAAGGAATTTGCGCTTGGGTTCTTGAACATATTGCTCCAAGAAGCATTGCCTTATGAAAATTCCATAAGGCAGTGGAATGGAATTGATGAACTTTTAAAGGCGCAGTATCTGACGAGTCTCGAAGACGAAATTGAATACGACGACGCAATTGTAAGGGCTGCTCTGCCGTACGGTCTTGCAAGTTGGTATTTCCAAGAAGCTATGGACAATTTTCAAGCTGAGAACTACCGAAATAAATATATATCTGCGTTGCATGACGTTCAGAAGTACAACATTACGTCCATCGTAGACATATACGGGGGGAATACAGATGCCTAAATCCGTAACACCGAAAAACATAGCGAGTATAAAACTTTATACTAAAGAATATCGACAATTTGCCGGAGTTGATTTTTCTACGGACGAAACACAGGTAAAAGAGTATAGAAGCCCTGATGCGCAAAACCTTGTTTCGGATATAGCTGGTTATCCAGAAAAGCGCGTAGGATGGAGAACGCTTCACGTGCTTGACAAGCCAATAAACGGATTAATTTATTGTTTCCTCAGAAACAGATACATATTTGCACATGCTGCAGATAAATTATATAAACTCAACGGAGATGGTACGCACACGCTTATTTACACGGGGTTAAAGAACGACAGATCGACGCATTTTGTCCACGACAACAATTTATATATATTAGACGGTCAACATTATTTGGTTGTAAAAGAAACGGACGGCGGTTTGACTGTCACAAATGTGAAAGACGGAGAATGTTTTATCCCAACCACTGTTATAGGAGCGCCGGCGACTGGCGGCGGCACGCCGTTTGAAGCAGTGAATTTACTGTCAAGCAAACGCATCAATTCTATGGTCGGGGATGGTTTTTCGGTCGTGTTTTATTTGGACAGTCAGGACATTGACGGCGTCGACAGTGTAAAGGTTGAAGGAGAAGAATATATACAGGTCAATACATGGACGCACGACAAACCGGCATTTTTGTTTACCGTTCCAGCGGTGCCTGAAGGAGATAAATTTTTTATTGAGGCTGGTGGAAGAAGGTATATTGCTGTTGCTGCGCTGGATGGTGACGTAGCTGCACCATCTATATTGACACAAGGAACTGTGACCGCTTATGAATTGACAGAAACAGAAAAAGAAGTGGAAGAAAAGAAGTATCCGCAAGCAATACCATATACACAAGAAGAAGGAGAAAAACTGCCGTCTGTCAATGTGTCAATGAATGGAAATGTATTTAAACTGACGAGCAATGAATACACGGTGGATACCGGCGCAGGAACAGTTATTTTCGCGCTTCCACCGTCGCCATGGAGCGGCGGCGGCGGTGTGGACAACGTTGTTATACAGTTCGAAAAAAACATAGAGGGACACGCTGACAGGATTGCAAAATGCAGCATAGCGGCGACATATGGATATAACAGTGACAACCGTTTTTTTGTTTCTGGAAATCCGGATTATAAAAACTATGATTGGCAATCAGGGTTGGACGATCCTACATACTTCCCAGATACGGGGTATACAGCAATAGGCTCTGATGCGTCTGCGATAATGGGATATTTAAAACAATATGGGTCGCTGATGATTATAAAAGAAGATAACGAACAGGATGCGGAAGTATTTCTTCGTACTGCCAGTATGAGCGATAGCGGGAATATCATCTTTCCTGTACAGCAGGGCATTAAAGGTATTGGCGCTGTGTCAAAGTATGCATTTGCAACACTTAGGGACGATCCGCTTTTCCTGTCAAAAACCGGAGTATATGCTATTGTTTCTCAATCCGTCACGCAAGAGCGTTCTCTGCAAGACAGGAGTACATACATTAACACAAAACTTAAAGCGCATACAGGGCTTTCTGATGCGGTTGCAACAATATGGAACGGGCTGTATGTATTGTGCGTGAACGGCGTTGCATATGTAGCCGATGGAAGACGCAAAAGCGGAAGCAGCACAACTGAGAGCTTTAGTTATGAATGGTTCTATTGGACGAATATCCCGGCAAGGGTACTGCTTGAAAATGACGGAAAACTTTATTTTGGTACGGCAGATGGAAAAGTGTGCATGTTTAACTCGGATATAAGCAAGCTCGAAAAATACAGCGACGATGGCGAACCGATTATAGCGCGCTGGACAACCAAATCTGACGACATGGGAATTTTTACACGACGAAAGACAATCACAAAAAAAGGCTGCGCGGTGCTTATAAAACCGTTTGACCGTTCATCTGTAAAGATATACGTACTGACAGAAAAAACGCATAGGAAAATGATAAAAGAGGCATTCATGGATATATTCAACTTTGCGGATATAGATTTTTCCAGATGGACGTTTAACACCAAAGATACAGCGCAGGTCGTACCATTTAATAAAAAAGCGAAAAAGTTCAACACGGTGCAGTTTGTGTTTGAAAACGATGCGTTAAACGAGGGATTTGGCGTGTTTGGATGTCAAGTCCAGTATGTTATTGGAAACTACGTGAAATAGGGGGATCATATGGCTGATTATGTATTGAGCGGATACTATCCGCCTATGGGCGTTTACAGCAAAGACGATGTAAAACAGGTACAACAGCAGTTAAACGCAAGCGGTGCGAATTTAAAAGTTGATGGAATATGGGGGCCCGCTACGAACGCTGCATACTATGCAGGAGAAGGACTAAACAGCGGGTCGAGCCTGTACAATTCTCTTTCCGGTGCAGGAATGTCGTCTGCGTTTAGCGGGATGAATTTTGGAACTACTCCGTACGATATAGGCCCTGCTTACGACGCTGCTGGAGAATATTACAAACAGGCGGTCGACGCTGCATACGCGAGCAACAAAGCAAACCTTGACGCCCAGGCGTCGGCATTGACTGATCAGTACAATGCCTTGCGAAACCAAGCGTATGTGAACGCGCGGTTAAACGCGATAGGAAACAATGAAATACTTGCGTCGCAGGGTCTTGCGGGAAATCTTTATGACAATCCTGTCAGCGGCGTTTCGGAAACGTCAAGGGTCGCGCAAAACGTAGGCATGCGCAATGACATCAACGCTGCAAACCGGCAGGAGAACGCAGAGCGTGACGCGATAGCACTTGAAATTATAAAAAGCGGGTACACGAGAGACGCCGAGTATGCCAAGTGGATGGCGGATATGCAGATTGCAAAGGCCAACGCGGAAATGCAGGCGGCGCAGCAGGCGTTTGAAAACTCACTTGCGCTTGCCGGGCTTATGGCGAGCATGTCCGGCGGATCCGGCGGCGGCTCGTCTGGTGGTGGCGGTTATAGCAGTGGCGGCAGGAGTGGCCGCGGCAGTAGCGGAAGCGGAATAAAACTGACGGATGATGAAGTGAGATATACAGCTGCACAAAGCACACTTGCAAACGGGCTTGAACAAACCGTGTCCGCATTGGATCAGATGCTAAATGCTGGCCAAATCACACCATGGCAAGCTAACATGGGGAAACAAAATGCACAGAGCATAGTAGAACATAGGGACAATCCGAGTTCAATCGGACTGAGCGGGTGGATTTAATGGATAATACAATAGACGTTGGAAAAATCAACTCTTTGCTTGACCAATACATAGATAAATCAAAAGCGCAGCCACTTGCGGGGTCTCAAACATCTGCAGACAAAAAAGGAATGTCATTAAGTCCGCAAGGCTTGCCTTCCGTCAATGCAACAGGTAGCGGATACGATAAGCTGGTAAAACTTCCGAGCATTGATAGCGCAATACAGGCAATACAAAACCAGCAGGAAAAATCCATCGCTGAATATAACTTGCGCTCTAATCTGGACATCGAGGCGGCAGAACGCGAGGTTGCAACGTACGATGAAAAGATTGCATTGTTAAAAATGGATTATGCACGAAATGGCGTGGGGCTTATCACGGACGGGACAAATCCGCAGGCGGCAGCGTTTGCGGAAGAAATTAAACAGCTTGAAAGCCGAAGAAACGCGATACAGCAGGCGATTAACAATGCGCGAAGCACGCAAACGCTCAACCGGTATAACTCCATGGCGGATGATCCGTATTTTGCGCAGTACGCATTGCGCGGCGAAGGAATGGGATATTCTCCGATTAAAACGCTTCCTTCTGTTGGCAGCGGCAAAGCTGACGACCGATACGACATCCAGAATCGTCTTGCTTTTGCGTACGATCCGGAAGTTGCGGACGGGAATGCGTTTTGGCTTGGCGAAGACGAAGAAGAACGATATGAAGCCTATAAAGAAATGACTACAGACGAACAAGCTTTGTATCACTATCTGATAGGCAAGTACGGCACTAAAGAGGGCGACAAGTACCTTGATGCACTATACGAAAATCTGAATATTCGCGCAGGCCAGAAAGCTGCTGAAAATATGACCGACTTGCAAAAGGCTGCATATTCCGTCGGATCTGGCCTTGACCAGTTTGCAACCGGTGTGCGTCAGGCGTTCAGCCCTGAAGCATTGCCAACTACGCGAACGGCGGCAACGTCTGCGGCTATATATGAAGGCATTGAAAGTCCTTTCTGGCGCGGTGCGTATCAAGTCGGCTCTTCGGTAGGCAACATGCTTCCGGCTGTTGGGTTATCTATCGCAACGGGCGGTTTGGGCGCTCCTGCTGCAGTATCAGGCGCCATAGGTTCTGCTGCAATGGGTTTAAGCTCCGGCGGTAATGCCTATGGCGAAGCCTTAAAAGAAGGATACACACCGGAACAAGCACGAACATACGGCATACTCACAGGCGCGTCGGAAGGCGCGCTTCAGTATATTCTCGGTGGTATTGGCACGCTCGGCGGTCAGGCGACGAATAACGTAGTACAGCGGCTTGTAGGGAACGTCAAGAACGCAGCACTTAAAACAGCTGCAAAGATTGGCATACAGGCTGTCGGAGAAGGTGCGGAAGAATATTTGCAAAGCATACTGACGCCCGTTATTCGCAATCTCGCGCTGGATGAAAATAACGAAATAAAACTTGTGTCTGAGGAAGCACTTGAAGATGCGATGATAGGCGCAATCGTATCTGTGCTGCTTGGCACTGGGGGGAACGTATCGGATGCAGTGGGCACAAAGCGATTGGGCGATGCGGTACAGGCAAGCGGCGAGTATAACACGCTGCTCGAAAACGCTTTGACGCTGGATTTAAGCACGGAAGCGTTCAATCGTGCAATGCAGATGAAGACGGGAAGAGTACAGCCTACATCGACCAACGTGGGAGAGCTTGCCCGAGCGTACCAAGAAGCGGGCGGGGATTTGTCGTTCTTGCAGAACGCTTTGCTGGATAACATCGAACAGAACGCGCAGGTACGACAAGGGCAGGATATAACGCCTCTGCGTGTTGGTCGGGCGACTACAATTAAGCGCCCGTATGCGGGAGTAACACCGGAAAACGCAAACGGTATTCAGGGAAATGTAGTTGAGATTACACCCGAGTCGTTGAGTATCGCTACTGAACAGATTGCACAAGTTTTACCATCTCCTTCGGAAACACAAACAGAACCGTTGGGATTGGGCGAACTTCCGAGCGCGGATAAAGAATTCGAAGCCGCTCAAGACATGGTAGTTAAAATCAGAGACAAAGGGGTGAACGCGACAAAGACGCTTAGTCGCAACCTTGACGCGGCAGCGGGTGGCGATCCGGATGTAAGGTCGATACTGTATAACGCCATTGAAAAGCCAGCCAACGAAGCGGCGCAACGGTATACGCGCGAAACGGTATCGCGTTTGAACGGACTTTTTGGAACCTTGCAAAAAATCGGTATAGACACACGGAAAGGCTCAAAGGACAGTCAGGCAATCCAACGTTACGGTGAAAAACAGTACCAAGACAAGGACGGGAATATTATTCCATATACATTGGATGATCTGCAGGAACAGTTCTCTGATAGGTGGCAGAAGATCGTGCAAGCGGAACAGGAGTTCAGACGCATATATGACGAGTATGTCGACCGTATCAACGCCATGCTGGAAACGGTCTATCCAAAAGCGGTCGAGGTTGTGCAGAAGAGAAAAGCAAATCTTGAGAAGCAAATAGCAGCGGCGGAGAACAAACGCAAGAGTGCTGTGAACAGGCTTGAAACGCAGGACGAAATAATAAACGACATACGTTCCAAGATGGAAGGGAAGAAGAAAAAAGACACAAAGACGTATGAAAGACTGCATAACCAGCTTGCAAAAGCGCTTAGTACAAAGAGGGATATTTCAAATGAAATCACAGAGTTAAGCAATCGGGAAAACGGACTGCGCGACACTTACAAGAAGGTTATCACCGGCATAGAAAACGGCGAAGCATATCGAAATAAACGGCTTATAAAACGCGAGGATTATTTCCACCATTTCCAAGAGATGGCGGAAGGCATTTCTGCTTTGGTTAATATATTTGAAGCTGAAAACAATATATCGCCAATGCTTGCAGGAATTAGCGCAGACACAAAACCGAAATCAAAGTGGGAAGGGTTTATGCAACGAAGGGAAGGCGGCGCATACTCGGAAGATGCGATCGGCGGCATGGTCAAATACATACAAGCAGCAGAACATAAGATTGCATTTGATCCGCTTATTGCTGACATCAGGGACAAAATAGAAATATTGCGGGATGCGGCGACAGCAGCAAACAACAAGCGGGCGAACGCATTAATCCAACAGCTCACGGACTGGATCAACAATATATCTGGGAAATCGTCAGGAATAGATAGGGCTATAGGCGATTGGTTCGGCGGACGTGGCCGCACCGCGTTAAAGGCAATAAACTGGCTAAATGGCAGGGTGAAAAGCAATACGCTGCTCGGTAGTTTTCGCAATGCATTGACGCAGTTTTTCAATTTGCCGAACTTGGCGCTTTATTCCAGCAACCCCGCAGAATGGGGTCGCGGCCTTCGGTCGGCTGTAAAAAGCATGGTCGGGAAAAACAGGGATGTCTATCAAGATATACGAGCACAAAGTACCTTTATGACCCAACGTTACGACATTGATAAGGCGAAGCGGCAGTTCGAAAAGCAGCTTTCCAAAAAGCCAAAGCAGGCGGCGCTTGCGATGATGGAATTTGGCGACAAGGTCGTAGCGAACTATGTATGGTGGACGATGTATGAACAGTATGTCAACAATGGCGGTAACGTTAAGAACGCAGCAAGGCCATACGAAAATGCAATCGATTATGCTGATGATGTTACTCGAAGGATTGTAGCAGGCCGTGACGTTGGCGAAATGCCGAATATGTTGAATTCGAAAATTGTAAATCTTGTAGCTCCATTCCAAGTGGAGATACAAAACCAATTTGACCTTTTAAAAGACAGAATTGGGAAGCAAAAGGCGGCAGGAATAGCTGGTTTTCTGGTTGCAACCTACGTCATGAACACCGTAGCGGAAGCGGTCACCGGAAACAGGCCAGGCGGATACGACTTTATACAGGCGGTATACGACATCGTAAAAGGTGAGATTGAAGCAGCAAACGACGATGACGAAGAGAAACGCACATTTGGGCAGATACTCACTGATACTGCATGGCGCCTTGTGGGTGAATTTTTCGGGAGCGTACCGTATGCGTCGCAAATCACGTCAGCGGCATTCAACGAGGAAGCTGCGGAACAATTATTCGGCGAACAAGATCCCACCAGATATGGAACGCAAAATGTAGGACTCGGGGCGATTGGCGATTTGGTGGCGCTTGGTGATGACCTTATTAGTGGGGAAAGGGTTGAATGGGACGATGTATTATCTACGGCGCTTCCGTTGGTAATGCCATGGGGTGGCGGACAGTTAGCGCGCAGCATAACCGGCGCACGAACTGCAATTGAAGGCGGCAGCTATTCGTATGACAGCGAAGGGAACCCGAGATTGCAATTCGAGGCGGGGCAAGACGCATATGACACGGCGCAGGGCATTATGTTCGGGAAATGGTCAACACCAAATGCAAGGGAGTATGTTGATAGTGGCTTTAACATGCTTTCGGCTGACG